GTTACTACCGTATTTACATTACAGTATTCGGTAGCACAATCTACTGATATTGAAGTTATTGTTGAAAATGTTATTCAACAACCAGATTATGCCTATACTGCAACAGGTAATCTACTTACATTTACTGGCACACCAAGACCTGGTACCAATAACATCTATGTTAATTACAATAGAACTGCTGGTCTAACTGGTACTGTTCCTGATGGTTCAATCTCATCTTCTAAATTAGCAACAAACATTCGTTTATTGGCAACAGACCAATACACAGGTAACGGCTCAGCAACTCAGTTTGCTCTCTCTGATACTCCTGCTGATGCAAACTCATTAGTTGTTACTGTTAATGGTGTAACACAAGCTGCACCAACAAACTATACAACAAGCGGCAACATTATTACTTTCACTTCAGCACCTTTAGCTGGTGCCAATGTGGTGATTCGTAACTTAGGATTCAGAACAACATCAACATTGTATGCTTTAAGTGCTGGCACACCAATCGTTCAACCACAGATTACTGGTGGTACAATCAATCTAGCATCTTCTGTTTCTACAACAAACGGATTCAATGTATACGATTCCACAGGTACTCAATTAAAAGCCGGCATCAATGCAAACAATGTGTTTTCTACCGGTAACTTGGTGTTACAAGCTGTAAATTCAATTCAGCTACAAAGTGGATCTAATACTATTACGCTACCAGCAAGCACAGGAACAGTATTAACTACTGGTAGCCCACAATCAGGTGGTGTTATTCAAGTGGTTCAAGGTAGCACAACAACTCAAACAACTTCATCAAGCACAAGTTATGTTGCGGCTTCAGGAGTAACTGCAACTATTACACCAAAATTTTCTACAAGCAAAATATTGGTTTTAGTTTCATCAACAATAAGTTCAGGCGGTGGTGGGCAATATATTTATACTGCTATTGCTAAAAATGGAACTGTTACATTTGAAGGTTCTGCCAGTTATGCTGTAGGTAGCGGAACTAATATTTGGTGTCCTTGCATAATGAGTTATTTAGATTCTCCAGCAACCACTTCGGCAACAACTTACGCTATGTATTTCCGTCAAGCTAATGGTGGTTTATCAGGAAGTGTTCAAGTAGGATGGAGTTCACCAATCACTAGCACAGTTACTCTTATGGAGATTGCGGCATGATTAACATTTTTACTGCTATTACTTCTTTAAACCCAAATATTGTTACTTTGCGTGGTGATATAGCTTACGACCAAAACGAAAACATTGTTGCATACGACAAATCTGCCGCAGAAGCTAAATTAGCTGAACTACAAGCCGCTGAAACTGCTAAACAAGAAGCAGAAATAGCCGCCAAAGAATCAGCACTAACTAAACTAACTGCACTTGGTTTAACTGATGATGAAATTAAAGCTTTAATTGGTTAATAAATAAAAGAATAACAACAGAGAATAACGATGCCATTACAGCAAATAACTCCAACAGATATTACTGGAACACTTACTAATAACGTGGCTTCATCACAATTAAGTATTGGTGGTACTGCAATTGGAGCTGGTGATGCTTCTATTATGAAGAATCGCATTATCAATGGTGCGATGGTTATTGACCAAAGAACAGCAGGAGCAAGTGCTTCTACAACTGTTACAGGTTCAGGAACTTATGCTTCTATTGATAGATATGCTTACATTGTTAGCCAAGCATCTAAATTTACAATGCAACAAAATGCTGGTTCAGTAACACCACCAGTAGGTTTTACCAACTATTTAGGTATTACTTCTACTTCTGCTTATTCCATTTCTTCAAGCGATTATTTTGGAATTTACCAACCAATTGAAGGTTACAATATTGCAGACCTTAATTGGGGTTCTGCTAATGCAAAAACAGTTACTCTGTCGTTTTGGGTTCAATCTAGTTTAACTGGAACATTTGGCGGTGCTTTAAAAAATCAAGCAGGAAATAGAAGCTACCCATTTAGTTACACAATTTCTTCTGCAAATACATGGACGCAAATTAGTATTACTATCGTTGGAGATACTACAGGAACTTGGGTTACAAATAATGGAATTGGAATGTATGTCCAATTTAGTCTTGGAGTTGGCTCAACTTATAGCAATACAGCAGGTGCTTGGGCGGCTGGTAATTACACTTCAGCCACAGGCGCAACAAGCGTAGTAGGAACAAATGGTGCAACTTGGTATGTAACTGGTGTTCAACTAGAAGTAGGAAGTAGTGCTACTGGATTTGAGTATCGTCAGTATGGTCAAGAGTTACAGCTTTGTTATCGTTACTATGAAACTTTTGGTCATGCTGGTTCTGGAAGGGTAAGTGGTGGCAACACAACTGCATTTGGATATTCTTCATTGTGGACAGTAACAAAAAGAACAACTCCAACAGTAACCTTGCTATCAGGATTTACAAATCAAGTAGTATCACCAACAATTGCTACATATACTGTTACTGCAATAGCTTCAAACAATGGAACAACGCAAGGCGTATATTTAAACATGACATCAAGCGGTTTAACATCTTCAACAAATATTACTGGTTTTACTGATGCTTGGATGTCTGCATCTGCGGAGTTATAAAATGTATAAATTAAATAATCCAATTTTTCCAAATCAACCAGCAACTTCTATTACAAGATTGTCAGATGGTGCTTCAATTCCTATTAATCCTGATAACACAGACTACCAAGAATACTTAAAATGGCTCGCTGAGGGTAACCAACCCCAAGCAGCTGAATAAGGAGAACTAAAATTTCTTTAACTTACGCTGACGGACTATTAATCACCGACTTAACTATTACGCAGTCAATGATTGCTAATGGTGCTGTGGGTGCTGCACAGATAGCTCCACTTAATGCTTTACCATTTGCTAATACAATCACAGCGAATACAACAATACCATCAGGACAAAACTGGTTATCTGTTGGGCCTTTGACTGCTGCTAATGGTAACAATATAACTATCAGCGCAAATAGTCGCTGGGTGATACTCTGATACAAGGATAAAAAATGGCATATGGGTCACTCAATGCGGACGTAATAACAAGTTCAACAGGACAAGTATTCAGTCCTTCTAGTTCTGTTATGAAGAACAGGATTATTAATGGCGGTATGGTTATTAATCAACGTGGATTCAATAGCACCCTTGCAAGCACAGGTGCAACATACACATTGGATAGATGGATAGGATATAATAGACTAGCTAGTAGTGCATATAGTGTTTCACAAAATGCTGGCTCAGTAACACCACCTCCTGGTTATATTAATTATTTGGGTGTAACTTCAGTTGCAGCTACTACTATTAATGCTGGGGATATCTATTACATTTCTCAATTTATAGAAGGATTAAATACTGCTGATTTGGCTTGGGGAACTGCAAACGCTAAAACAGTTACAATATCTTTTTGGGTATATTCAAGTTTAACAGGTTCTTTTGGTGGTTCACTACAAAATAGTGGTTCATCAAGAAGTTATCCATTTAGTTATACAATCAATAGTGCCAATACATGGCAACAAATTAGTGTAACAATTCCTGGTGACACAACAGGCACTTGGTTAACAACAAATGGTGTAGGTGTTCAATTAACATTCAGTCTTGGAACAGGAAGTTCTTTTGTTGGAACAGGCGGTGCTTGGACTGGTGCAAATAACATTTTTATGCCAAGTGGTTCTGTGCAACTTTTAAACACTAATGGAGCTACATGGTACATCACAGGTGTCCAGCTTGAAGTAGGAACTGTAGCAACACAATTTGAATATCGTCAGTATGGTCAAGAGTTAGCATTGTGTCAGCGTTATTATTTCCGCAGAAATTCATCTAGTTCTCAAGACATTATTGCCAATATGCAAGCATATAGCACAACCGCAGTATTTGGTAAGTTGTTTGATTTTCCTGTTCAAATGAGAACAACACCAACTTCAAGTTATTCAAATATTGGTCATTTATCAGGATGGAATTCAAGTGGCGGTTCAGCACAAGCATTTACAACAAATACTGGAATTACGGCAGATACCAATGGCATTTACGCTATATCTGGATTGGTTACTGGTTCTTCATTCTTTACTTCAGGTGCTTGTGCGGCAGTCCAATTTAATACAACTAGCGGCTGGATTGACGCTTCTGCGGAGTTATAATTATGTATAAATTAGTAAAATCCATTTCAGGTCAAACGCTTAATTGTGTTTTCAGGTTAAGCGATAATGCAACAATTCCATTCGACCCAGCCAACACAGACTACCAAGCCTACCTAAAATGGGTAGCTGAAGGTAATACTCCCGAAGCCGCAGAATAAGGACATATAAATGGCAACAAACATTCAGGCCTCACAAACTTCCGGGTTAATTATTAGTCCAGACCAGTCAGGCGTTCTAACACTTCAGAGTGGTTCTAATACTGCTACAATGCCTGCTGCGACTGGTACTGTAATGGTTAGCGGTAATATGCCAGCGTTTAGTGCTTACAGTAACACAACCCAAACAATTGCAACATCAACATGGACAAAAGTTCAATATAATAATAAAGAATTTGATACAGCCAACTGTTATGATGCTACAACCAATTATCGTTTTACTCCTACTATAGCCGGATATTATTTTATTCATGCTTTCTTTGAGTGGGCTTCTGCTTCAGCAAACGCTACTTCAGCTGACATATACAAAAATGGAAGTTTATGGCGTAGAGGACAATTTTATGCTTCAACATCAGGAAATAATAAAGTAGAATGTACCGATTTGATGTATATGAATGGTTCAACTGATTATGTTGAAATCTATTGTTATCAAACATCTGGTAGTAATTTACAGAATCAAAACGGTAACGGACAACAATATAGTGTATTTCAAGGTTACTTAGTGAGGACCGCATAATGACGATGATATTGGATGGGTCAAATGGCATCACAATGCCTACATGGACCACAGCAAATAGGCCAACAAATCCTATTATTGGTGCTCAAGGTTACAACACTACATATGGTGGCGTAGAAGTATATAA